GATACTTATTGACAGCACGTTCAATCCAACGAATAGATAACTGACCAGAAGTAGTAATTGCTTCAGCAACCAGAAGATCATAATAACGAAACCAATTATTCCCAATAGCACCGTATGCACTATTGAGAGAAATTTTCTTGGCCAATTGGATATTGTTATATTTTGATATATCTTTGAGTAGTTTAGGGTTCTTAGTGTTCTCATATTCTTGTTTTGCCTGAAGTAAGAGCTTCTTATACTTAACTCTGTCATTATACATGGTCTGCATTATTTCAGGCAAAAATCCTCTTTTGTTTGTTTTAAACAATGCACCATTAGGTGTAAGTGTAACACCTTTCAATATTGATGTATCTACTTTTTTATCTAGTAGTTTATCAACCGACATATCTTTAACTTTCTCTTGTGAATAAAGAGTTTCAGTTGATATGTTATATTGCATAATTAAATGTGGATACAAGGAGTTCAAATCAAAACTCATTACCCACTTGTGCATACCGACTTGAGGCTCTTTCACATATGCACCTTCAAACTTTTCTGGTTTCTCTTTCTTTTCTTTTTGTGGAATTACAATCTTTTTATTATTAAGGTAATTATAAATTAGTATATCCCAATACTTAGTAGAACCAAGAACATCCATATAATTAACTTTTGCATCATAAGCCATAGTCAGACATAGTTCAATAAGTTTCATCTTATCTTCAAGTCTATCAACAAGTTCCACATCTTGTATATTATATTCTAGAAATGATTGAAAATCTTTTATATACCAATCTCTGAAAGTTTCATATGGATTACCAGACTTCTTCTCACCAAGTTCAACAAATGCAATGTGGTCAAGACGATATGATTCTTGAGCTGTATAAGTAAACTTACGATATAAATCAAAGTAATCTAAATGTGCAACACCTTGTATATCATATAGTTGATGACTTCTACCCATTTTAAAAACACTTCTAGAAGAAACATTTTTCCAAGGCGATAATCTTTTTATTTCATCTTCTCCACAAAGATTCTTAATACGATTACAAAGATAAGGAATATCAAAGAACTCTGTATTCCAACCAGTAATCACATCAGGCTGATGTTTTTCCCAGAAGATAAGAAACTCTTTGATAAGATGTAGTTCACTTTCACATTCTACATAAGTTACATCATCACGATTATTTTTAAATTTACCGATACCCCAGACAACAAACTTTTTACTTTGATGATTTTTTACTGTGATTGATAGAAGTGGTTCAATCGCTTGTTCTGGATTTGGAAATCCATTTTCACAAGCAACTTCAATATCTATTGTAACAATTAATATATCATCAATATCCCAATCAACTCTTTTATTATATTGTTCAGATATATAACAATACTGAAACATAGAATTACCAAAAACTAAATGTGGCTGATCTTTATAATAATCAATCCACTCTTTAGCTTCTTTAATTGTCTGATGTTTTATAGGCTCTACGAATTTGCCATCAAGAGTTTTCCACTCTGTAGGTTTCATAACAGGCGCATAAAGTGTTGGTGAGTATTTAATTCTACGATTAATTCTCTCACCATTTACCACTTCACGAAGTAACAGAAAGTTACCCCATTGAGATATATTTGTATAGAAATTCATAATATAAATGTACCATAGTTGGTATTAAAAGTCAAGTGTTTTATTCAGCAAGTAATTCTTTTTCTGCCTCTGGTGGATACTCTTTATCTAGAATATCAATCTTATCTTGGGCTGACGCCATTGCATCTATAAGTTTGTCCATCTCTTCAGCGTGCTGAGGATGTTCGCCAATGGCCACTGGTTTATCCATGTAGATATTTAAAGTAGAATGTGCTACTTTATAATCACCCTCATACTTTGTTCTTAATGCATCTATCATTTGATGTTTAATACAGCTCATAATTATCTCCAATTTTCTCTGTTCATGTATGTTTTAAGTATTTCAGATGTAACACTTTTGTCTTTTGTAGACCTTTCAATGCCACTAAATCCAGGCATACTATTTACCTCAAGAATATATGGTTGTTCTTTTTCTCTATTTTTAGATGGTAAAAAGTCAACTCCAACTAAATCACCATTTACTAATTTTGCAGCCTTAATAGAATCTTCTAATTCTAATTCTGTAAGTTCTATTGATTCAACCTCTGCACCTAAAGATGCATTACTTCTGGCATCACCAGAAATCAAACCTCTTTTCATTGATGCAATCACATTTCCTCTTAACACAATAACTCTAACATCATACTCAATCTTAATATGTTCTTGTAATATCAAATCAATATTTTTAGTTAAAAGAGATAACATTTGAACAGTTGGGTGTAGTGAACGTAAACTCTCCACGATAATAACACCAATACCAGTTTGACTTCCACTAGATGCTTTTAAAATAACTGGAAATTTTAAGTCTTCCATAATTCTTTTGGAGTCATCTGAATATGTAACTGGAATAGTTTTTGGGGTTCTAAGTCCATTCAATCTGAACAATTCGTTGCAATAATATTTGCTTGTGCAAGCATCCCAAGTTTTTATAGATGGTACAGTTTTAAAACCTTTATTCTCTAAAAGTTTTATCATGTCCACCCATCTTCTATTAGAAGTAAATCCAAGAGTGCCTAATCCTCTAGGAAATATTAATGTATTGTCTGGATTAATTTCAAATGGTTTTTGAAAATCTGACTCTCCATCTTCTGATGGTTTGATAGACAAACCAGTTTTTTTATCAAAAGTAAAAGAGTGTAAAAATAACTTATCACCCTTTTCTTCAATACGACTACCTTGAAATTCAGCATGAAACAAATCAACACCAACAGCATTGGCAGCCTTGGTCATTAATTTATAATCTGGTGCATCTTGTTTACCAACATCTCTTAAATGTTCGTGTGAATTATGAAACATAACCAGTTTATAAGGTTCTTCTTTTTGTTCTACAATAAAATCAGAAAATTTTTCCATTCGATACACTTAGGCCTCTCTCTTTTTTCCTATGTTATATTTAGTTTCAAGAGTCCAATCATCTTTTTCTTTAAATGCAATTATTTTAATTTGACTAAGTGGTGCAGCTGGATCAGTAGTTCCTTTGACTTCCACTAAACCCCAATCACTTAATAATTTAGCAATTGTATTTCTTCTTGCAATATCATTTTCACTTAGATTAGTATCTTTACCATCTAGTGCAAATAACTCTTTAAAATGTGTAATGTAGTATTTACCTTGTTTATGTAAGATATGACACGATTGATATAGTATTTTTTCTTTTCGTGAAGCAACACCTATTCGTGATAATGTTTCACGAATCTTTAGAAAGTCATCTGGTTCTTTCAGAACGACCTCTAGCATCTGCTCCTGTTTCCAGTTAATGCTTTCCATTTTTCCCACCCTTATTCAAACTATCTTTGATAGCCTTTATCTGTTCATCATTAAGTAGTTTAAGAGCAGACTTTGCCTTTTCATTATTATACCCATAATACTCTTTAACATACTCTAGATTCTTAGTTTTATTCGCCTTCAGCCAAGGAGTAAATCTTTTCCTTGTTCTGATACTATTTAGTAAAAAGTCAAACTGTAACTTCTTATCTAGGTGGTGATGTTTATTCATTTCATTGACAAGCATAATTGTGTCTGGAAATGGTGAAAGACATTTATTGATAATAAAAGGTGGATATTTCTTTTCCCACATTTCATCATCTGTGTCCATAAGATTTTTCTTTTCGTGGTTTATAGCATTTAGATAATCTTTTAGTTCATAAGTCATAAGCTTCTTTCCATGACATTATAGGTGCTTTCATTCTTTCACTTTGTTCAAGCGAGTTTGCTTTATGTAATAACATTAAATCACTTATCATTTGTTTTTCTAATTTATGAATATCTTCTTCTTCAATAGAAAACTGCCATACAAGTTCCTCAGCTTGAGAACCAATTAATTCTTTTATTTCATTTCTATCATTTGTACTTTTATGATGAAATTTATGAGTTCCATAAACAGAGTGAAATAAACCAGCATCTTGTATATATTGAGGAGCTCCCCAATCTTTTAATATATTATGAACTCCTATAAGATGGTCAATTAAAGATATACGAGAGTGAGATTTTTCATCTGCTCCTATACTTTTAAGAAAGTCAATCTTTTTTTGTTCTATAGTCATTTGAATTTTACCTGTCCC